ACCGCGTTCGTGTTACACATCCAGCATGGTTTGAAACAGGGCAAGGCGCTCCTGACTTCTTGCCATCACAGCATATACACTATTCAAAATCTGATTTAGACTATACAATGGATGTAAATCAGATTTTTAACAACTTGTATGCGGATGACAAATAATGGCTGTTTCGGGAAGCGTAAATTTTGAGCTAGATGTAGCTGAATACGTTGAAGAAGCCTTTGAGCGTTGTGGCTTAGAGGTAAGGACAGGCTACGATTTAACTACAGCAAGGCGTTCTTTGAACCTTATGTTGGCCGAATGGGCTAACAGAGGGTTAAACCAGTGGACTATTGCACAAAGGACTCAAGCTCTAACTTCCGGTACAAGAACATATGCTCTGGCTGCGGATGTGATTGATATATTGAGCGCCGTAGTAACAAGAAGCAGCACTGATTTCTCTTTAACTCGCGTCAGCCGAGATGATGACCTTAATATCCCAAACAAAGCTACGACAGGTCGCCCCACACAGTTCTTTTTGGACAGGCAAGTAACTCCTAGTTTACGGATATGGCCTACCCCTGATAACAGCACTGATGTTATTGTGTATAACGCTTTGACTCGTATTGATGATGGCGATACTGCAATTAACACGATGGACGTACCTTTTCGATTTTATCCTTGTTTGGCTGCGGGGCTAGCTTATTACATTTCATTGAAAAGAGCACCTAATCGCACTCAGATGTTAAAAGCGATATATGAAGAAGAGTTTGAAAGGGCTATGGGAGAGGACCGCGACAGGTCTAGCTTTACTGTTACTCCCGAATACGCTTACTTTAGGACAAACTAATGGCTAGGTATGCAACAGGAAAACACGCAAAATCCATCTCTGACCGTTCTGGTTTAGAGTATCGGTATAAAGACATGCGTAAAGAATGGAATGGCTTGTTAGTTGGCAAGGATGAGTTTGAAAGAAAACATCCACAACTTGGTCCTTTTCGTAAAGTATACGATCCTCAGACTTTAAAAGATCCTAGACCAAACACTAACAATATTTTTAATACAAAAGTTACTTTTCCTGTGTTTAATTTAACAACTGTTCGATATGAAAATCGTGTCCCACAAGCAGAAGGGCAGGTAGGCACTGTTACGGTGAGCATAACATGAGCTATACATACACTACATTAAAGTCTGCTATTAAAGACTACACCGAAAACCAAGAGTCTACTTTTGTTAAGCACCTTGTTGATTTTATCACCTCCGCAGAAGAGCGGATATTTAAGAGCGTAGACTTAGAGTATTTTCGTAAAAACGTAACAGGGGTAACTACTTCTGGTAACCAGTTTTTGGCTGTTCCAGATGATTACTTGGCATCCTTTAGCGTATCTGTGGAAAACTCTGGGGTAAAACAGTTTCTTTTGTTTAAAGATGTAAACTTTTTGCAAGAGTACAATCCCAACTCTGCAACAGGTACACCAAAATATTATGGTGTTTATGATTATCAAAACTTTCTTTTATCGCCCACGCCGGATGCCGTATATTCTGCCGAATTGCATTATTACTACAGACCGGCTAGTTTGACTACGACCATTGTCATTCTAACCGTGAGCAGCGTAACTGGAACCTTTGTAGATAATGAGACTATTACGGGCGGCACAAGTGGAGCTACAACCACGATAAGTGAGGCTTTAACATCTACGACTATGAGAATTGTTCTTCCTAGCACTGACCTAACTGTTGGAGAAACGGTCACTGGTGGGACGAGCGGGGCTACGGGAACGGTGGTATCTACCTCCGCTGACTCTACTACTACTTGGTTAAGCGTTAATGCCCCTAACGCAATGCTATACGGAAGTCTTGTGGAGGCTTACACTTTTATGAAGGGTGAGCCGGATGTACTAAAGATGTACAGCGAAAGATTTGTGGAGTCTTTGGTTCGCTTGAAGGATTTAGGCGAGTCTCGTGAAAACGATGACGCTAACAGACAGGGGCTACCAAGAAGGGCCCGTTCGTGAAAATTGCTATTATTGGACTAGGAGGCAGCTACGCTGACTATATTTCGGCGCGAGTAGCTTCTCAAGAATTTGATGAAATATGGGGGATAAATTGTATAGGAGGGGTCATACATGTAGATCGTACCTTTATGATGGACCCCGTTACAAGGTTTATAGATACCGAAAACGCTGGATCTCAAACCGGTATAGCTCGTGAGTTTTTGTCAAAAAACAAGAACCCCATATATTCCTGTGTAAAACACCCTGATTTCCCCGCTATTGAAGAGTATCCTTTAGAAGAAGTGGTAAAATCAACAGGTTATTGTTATTTCAACAACACTGTAGCTTACGCTATGGCTTACGCTGTATGGAAAAAAGCAAAAAAGATCTGTTTGTACGGCATTGATTTCACTTATAAAAATGTAAATATGGCTGAGTCAGGAAGAGCTTGCGTAGAGTTCTGGTGCGCGATTGCCGCATCTAAAGGAATTAAACTTGAAATTGCACACCGTTCTGGCCTGTTGGATACGAATGTTCCGGAAAATGAAAAACTTTACGGTTATCATAGATTGGACGATCCGTTGGTGCAAACAGTCCAAGAGGGTAACATTTTGATTACAAGACAGTCTGAGATAAAACCGCCAGAGCCGGTGGAGTCAGACCCTATTATTTTTGGGAGACATGATAATGTTTGAAGTTAATGTTGGATCAGTGGGGACCGTTAATGTTGTTTCGTCGGACAATGGTGGTTTATCTAATGATCAGATTGCGGACATGGCCGCAAACAAGATAATGTATATATCTGACGAAGCCCCGGAGCCTATTCGGCTACAGGCAGAAGCTTTTAAAGATAGAGTAAGAAATTTAGTGCAATATTATGTAGAGTTGGCTAGAAGAGAAGAACGTGCTACAATTTGCGCGAAGATCCGTGAGGCGGGTCAACACCAACTAGCTGACGCTATAGGGAGACTGTAATGGCAATAGCACAAGCAATGTGTACCGCATTCAAGCAAGAATTGATGTTGGGTACGCACAATTTTGCAACGAATGGTAACGCTTTTAAGCTTGCCCTGTACGCAGAGAGTAGCGGTGGAAAGTCCAACACGACTGCAACTTTGGGTGCTGCAACCACGGCTTTTACCACAACGGGTGAGGTAGCTTCTAGCGGCACCTATGCGACAGGGGGCGGTGCGCTTACTAAAGTAGCTCCAACAACATCCGGAACCACTGCATTTACTGATTTTGCGGATCTTAGCTTTACAACAGCTACCATCACGGCAATGGGTGCGTTAATTTACAATGACACTAATAGCAATAAAGCTGTTGCTGTTTTAGACTTTACCTCTAACAAAACGTCTACTTCAGGCACTTTTACTATTCAGTTCCCAACAGCAGATGCCAGTAACGCTATCATACGCATAGCGTAGTGAGTCAACCGTGGCTAATGTAACGGGTTGGGGACGTGGCACTTGGGGCCAAGACGCTTGGAACCAAGCCATACCGGTTACTGTCACGGGTGTTTCTGCTACAGGATCTGTAGGAAATGCCGCCGCAATACCCTCAATAGAAGTTAATGTTACCACAGTAGTTGGCACAGGTGCTGTTGGATCTGTTACTGTCACTGGTACAAGTGTAGTTGCACCAACCGGTGTAGCGGGCACAACGGCCCTTGGTGAAGAGCAAACAAATTGTTCTGCAAATGTTGTTGGTGTTGGCGCGGTAGCCACAACAAGTCTTGGCGAAGAAGCAGTCACTGCGGGAGCTTTGGTCGCTGTCACTGGGAATGTTGGCACCAGTGCACTCGGTTCCGCGTCCGTCACCGCATCATCTCTACTTTCTTTAACAGGAAATGTTGGCACTGGCGCAGTTGGTACAACTGTGGTAGAAGTCAAGTATTTAGTTACAGGGGTTACAGCGACAGTAAATGCTGGTATAGTTCTTGTGTATGTAGATGTTACTCCCGTGCAAACGCCTAACTGGGTGTCTGTTGCAGGGGCAACAATAAATTGGACCGAGGATACCCCGTCACAAACGCCTTTGTGGACCGATATAGCGGCGTAGGAGCAATGTATGGCTAGTTCGTTTAGTACAAATATAGGCATAGAAAAGCCAGCTACGGGTGAACTGTCTGGTAGTTGGGGCGATGTTACCAATTTTAACTTCGATATTTTTGATCGTATAACAGGCGCAGCGGATTTAACAGCTTCAGACCTTACAACAGACCTTACTATACGAGCAGCTTCCCCTACTTCTGGGCAAAGTAATGTTCAAACAGGAATGTTCTCTGTTATCAACCTTAAAGATAGCGGTTCTGATTTAGGCGGCACAAACGTCGTAACTATTGCGCCAAATACATCTAGTAAGTTTTTTATCATTCAAAATTCTTTAACTGGTGGTAGAAGTGCTACTATCCAACAAGGGTCGGGTGCAACAGTATCCATACCAAATGGAACCTCAGACATTGTTTTTTGTGACGGTGCTGGGTCAGGGGGAGCAGTTACAAGTGTTGCTTCTACTATTAATTTAGGAAGTAGTGCTGGAGTAGCTGGCACCGCAACCGCTTTAGCCATAGCTTTAGGATAGGAGTTAATAATGGCAGATTCAGCAAATGTATCTATTTCGGCAACATTGTTGCCAGATGAGATAGCAACAACTTTATCAGGGAGTTTAACTGTAACTCCAGCAGATGCTAATGATAAATGGTATTACAAATTAACCAGTGTTTCTAACGCTAGTACCGATTTGATAGCGGGTTATTTTCTTGATTATACAGCCGTAGATGATGATACAGCCCCTACTGCTGTAGCGACAGGCGATAAGATAAAGTTCTTGTTTGTTCAAAATCAAAGCACTACAGCAAGTATTTATATGGTGTTTGACGCGGGTACTGCTTCTAGCTCTGCTGCGGATGGAGTTACAGTAGGTCCTTCTGAAACATTTTTTGCTAGATTGCCTAATGCCACGGTAGCTGATGTTCATGCAATATCTTCTACAGGAACTGTTACTTGTATTGTAGCCGCTCTCTTAGACGATGTTTGATAGGGGGTAGCAATGGCTAACACCTTTAAAAACAAAGTATTTAACGGGTCTAATACTACAGCTAATAGTGATATGACGGTGTATACTGTACCTAGTAGCACTACTACGGTTGTTATCGGTTTGACTTTGTCGAATACGTCTTCTAGCCAAATTACTGTGGATATAAAACTCAATGCTGGACAGGTTGTGTTTCTTGCAAAAGATATACCTATCCCTGCCGCGTCTAGTTTTGAGTATATGGGTGGTAACAAAATCGTTATGGAAACAGGCCACAGTTTGATC